TTGGTCAATTCCACGCTGAAGCCCAGCGTCGCTGTATATCGGCATGTCAATTCCTCCTGTGCATTCCCGCCCCAAATTCGAACGGAATGCGGCGGGTCGCAAGCCAATTCGCGCGCGCTTTGCAACTTCGCAACCGTGTGTTATATTTCGTGCAAAGTTTGCAAAGGCCGCTGTGAAGCGCCCGAGGCCCTTGGAAGGATTTTCTCATGCCGCAGCCGCGCGCAGGCGAGACCCGCCCGGATTATATCCGCCGCTGCATGGCGGATGGGGAGACCGTCAACAAGTATCCCGACATTGACCAGCGGTTCGCCGTCTGCGCTTCGATGTGGGGGCAGAAGGACGGCAGCGAGCCGCTTGAGACCAAATTCGCGGCGCTGGAAATCAAGTCCGAAGGCGAGGACGACGACTATCTGACAATCTCGGGCTACGGATCGGTGTTCAACAACATCGACGGCGGCAACGACATCGTCATGCCCGGCGCGTTCAAGGAATGCATCGCCAGCGGGCGCAAGTGCAAGATGCTCTGGCAGCACGACGCCTCTCAGCCCATCGGGGTATGGGACGAAATGCGCGAGGATGACAACGGCCTGTATATGAAGGGCCGTATCAGCAAGCGCGCCGCGAAGGGCGCCGAGGTTGCCGAACTGGTCAAGATGGGCGCAGTGGAAGGGCTTTCCATCGGCTACCGGACCAAAGAATACGAAATGGACATGGACCAGGGCGTCAGGAAGCTGACGAAATTGGACCTCTGGGAAACGTCCGTTGTGACCTTCCCGCAGAATGAACTGGCGAACATCTACGCCATGAAGGCCGCAGATATGTCGGACGCTGAAATCAAGCGCCATGTCGAGCGGTCCCTGAAAGACATTGGAATATCCGGCAGCGAGGCCAAGGCCATGGCGTCCGCCGCGATGAAGGGGCGCGAAAATGTCCTGCGCGAGGCAGGCGTTCCGCTTCCCGAGGACGATCAACGCGAGGTTGACGAACTCAAAGCCCTACTCACTGAAACCCTGAGCAAAATGGAGAGACGCAATGTCTGACCTTCAGGAAATCAAGGGGCTGGTCGAGAAGATCAACCCGACGCTCGTGGAGCTGCGTTCGGAAATCGACGCCATGAAGGCATCGGCACCGAAGGACGTGGTAACCGAGGAAAAACACCAGCGCATGGCCGATGACATCACCGCCAAGATGGCGGACATGCAGGCCAAGCAGGCGAAGCTGGAAGCCGCCCTGAACCGCCCGGACGGTAGAAGGCAAGGGCATGGACGTGGAGATGGAAGCGAAGCACCGCGACCTGTTCCGCGACTACATGGCCTATGGCAAGGCGGACGGCCTGAAAGAGACCCGCGAGGGGATCGAGATTAAGGCCATGTCGACGGACGTGAACCCGGACGGCGGCTATCTGGTCCGCCCGGAACTGTCGAGCACCATCGTTTCGCGCATTTTCGAGACTTCGCCGCTTCGGCAGGTCGCGAACGTGGAGCGCACCGGCGGCAAGTCGATTGACATCCTCATCGACGACAACGAGGCCGGTGCCCGTTGGGTCGGTGAAGGCGCCTCGGGCGGTCAGACGGACACCCCGCAGATCGGCCAGAAGGTCATCGCCGCGCACAAGATCGAAGCCGATCCGCGCATGACGACCGAGATGATCGAGGACGCCTACCTCAACGTCGAGGCCTGGCTCGCTGGCAAGGTGGCCGACAAGTTCGCACGGACGCAGAATACCGCGTTCGTCAACGGCACGGGGACGGGACAGCCGCGCGGCTTCCTGACCTATGCCGCTTGGGCTGCGGCGGGCGTCTATGAGCGCGACAAAATCGAGCAGATCAACATGGGTTCGGCGGCTGCGCTGAATGCCGATGGTCTGATCGAGGTGCAGAACGCCCTCAAGGAGGGCTATCAGGCCCCTGCGGTCTGGGGCATGAAGCGGACCACGTTCGGCGCCGCGCTGCAACTGAAGGGGAATGACAACTACTTCTTTTCCCCGGTGTTGATGGCGAACGGTCAAGCGTCGATCCAGCTGCTCAGCAAGCCGGTTGTGTTCATGGACGATATGCCCGCCGTCGCGGCGAACGCGCTGTCCATCGTCTATGCCGACTTCCGCGTTGCCTACACCATCCTAGACCGCGTTGGGCTTCAGGTGCTGCGCGATCCGTTCACCAACAAAGGGTTCATCACCTACTACACCACGCAGCGCGTGGGTGGTGACGTGACGAACTTCGACGGCATCAAGATCGGCAAGGTCGCGGCCTAAGGCCAGAAAGGAGACTTGACCCATGGCTATGTTTGACATGCGCAACAACGCCGAATACGGGCTGGCCCTTTCGGCCACCCTGTCCGGCGCAACCCCTGCCGCTGGCGATTGGATTGACATGCAGGGTTGGGAGGCTGTCACGTTCAGCGTCTCGACCGGCACTGTCACCGACGCTGGCACGGCTTCCGGCTTCGCTTTCGAGGTGCAGGAAGGCGACACCACGGCGGCGGCTTCTGCCACGGCTGTAGCCGATGCGGACCTGATCGGTCTTGAGAGCGCTTTGACCGTCACGGACAATAACGCCGACAATGACTTGATCGGCTCTATCGGCTATCGCGGCAGCAAGCGTTACGTCCGCATCGTGGCGACCGGCACGACCGGCACGAACGCGGTGGTGACTGTCCATGCCCGCAAGGACAAGGGCGCTTCGATGGGCACCGCCACCATCGACGCGGGCACCGCTGCCACCTAACGACCGGCAGGGGCGGGCTACGGCTCGCCCCGCTACCTTTTGGGGATAGGCCATGTCTCAGATCAATTGGGAAGTCATCCCCGCCGCGACGGAAGATAACAAGCGCGCGGCAGATATGCTTATCCGGCTTGACGATGGACGCGAGCGCCGCACCGGCTATGACGGCGGCTGGCTCTACTTCCACGACGCCACACACACGGCAGAGAGCAAGCAGGCCATTACAGCCGATACGGACACGCACTACACCGTGGACGGCTTGGCAGCGGATAGCACAACGACCTATCGGCGCGGCATTCCGCTAGACGTTTGGTCGAATAGCACGTTGCAGCCGCAAGCGGAGGGTGAGGTTTTCCAGATCGCCCTGCAATTCCGTCTCAGAAAGTCCAGCAGCACGGCAACCTATCTGCGTATAGAAGTGGGCATTGGGTCGGATTACACGACCATCATTGCAGAGGATCGGCGCCCGCTTATCAAGGGCAGCGGCACGGATGACTTCCTGTTCTTCTCGGGGCCGCTGTTTGTCACGCCAGCATTCGGGCAATACGGCGCGCGCTTCTTTGTAAACACGTCCGAAGATGTTAGTATCTGGGACAAGGCGATATTCATCCAGAGGACGCACAGCCCATGACCCGCATTCGCATGATGCGCACGCTTCCGGTTGCCCCCACGGGGCTGTTTGTGGAGACGTGGGCAGAGGGCACCGAGCATGACGTGTCCGACGATCTTCTGCACCAGCTTATCCATGCGGGCGCGGTGGAGATTGTCGAGAACAAGGCCCATGCGGCGGCGCCCGAGAACAAGGCGAAGCGCGGACGCCCGAGGAAGGTTCAGCATGACTAATGCGGCACTAAAGGCAATGGCTGAGGCTGCGCTGGACGTCGCCAAGCCCCGCTGGCGCGAGATTGAGCGCAAGGCAAAGGCCGCTTTGGTTCGCGATGTAAAAGCGGCGATCAAGGCGGCTACAGTCAAGGACGAGGGTGATGAGGTTCAATCGTAAATCCGTCTACGTCACCGAAAGCGCGGACAGCGCCGCCATATCCCTATCGGATATGAAGGACTACTTGCGCGTAAGCGGCACGGCGGATGACGCTATCATCACGGCGCAAATTGCCACGGCCACAGAGGCGGTGAAGCAATACACGCGGCGGGCTATCCTGACCGAGACGTTCGTGTTCAAGGCGGACGGCTTCACCGATCCGGGCGGGGATGACCGGCTGGCGGCTCTTGGGCCGGGCGTGCATACCGTGTCCGTGCCCTATGTGCTGGGCGGTGGGGAAACCTTGGACCTGCCATTCCCGCCCCTGCAAAGCGTCACTAGCGT